AGAAGTATGAGAAGGTGTGGTGGAATGCTGAAGAATACATGCCTGACAGTGTTATTCCTTCTTCACAGCTCTATGATGAAGTGATGGAAGAACTACAGATGCCTGTGTGCAGCTATCCGTGGGACTGCCTTAACCTTATGCTGTATGGTATGAGATTAGGCGAGATTGTGACGGTTATGGCTGGCTCTGGTGTGGGTAAGTCTACATTGGTTAAAGAAATCCTCAGAGAAGTGTATAGTTCTTCAGAGATTAAGATAGGCGTGTTAAGCCTTGAAGAAACCGCTGGTGTAGCGGCTATGAAGATGATGTCTATTGATAGCTCAAAACCTTTTCACCTACCAACTAGGGAGCAGATGAAAACCATCTTAAAAGACCCTAGCAGAGTGCTGGACAAGCCTTTCCTAGAAGATGTGACAGCAGAGCAGCGAAAAGCAGATAAGCAACAGGCTTTTGAGAATGTATTAGCTTCTGACAGGTTTATGTTCCTAGAGCATGAAGGGGCTATAACGATGGACAGTGTTATAGAGCAGATGAAATACCTAAGCATTGCACAGAACTGTAAAGTGCTGCTACTAGATCACATCAGCATTCTGGTGGGCTTAGTAGGCAACGGTAAAGGTAACGAGAGAGAAGCTATTGACAATGTTATGCATAGCTTGCGTAAACTTGTAGAAGAAACAGGCATTCTATTGTTAAACATTAGCCATTTACGGAAGGCTTCGGACGGTTCTGGACATGAAGAAGGAAGACGTGTCCAGCTTTCCGAGGCTAGGGGTTCAGGCTCTATAGCTCAGCTCAGTGACATAGCTATAGGCTTGGAGGCTAACCGCCAGAGTGATGACACAATTGCTAAGAATCAAACAGTGGTGAGGATATTGAAGAATAGATTTAGTGGAGAAACAGGAGTTGCTGGAGTGTTGCAATATGACGCAACTTCTGGTAGACTAAGTGAAACAACTTTGGAGGCATTATAATGAAAGAGACAAGAGAAGATGTCCTTAGAAGAGCAGAAAAGGCTCGGAATAGTCGAGTAGGGGGTAAGCGTAACCACAACCCTTTAATTGCCTTAAAAAACGCTCCAGTTAACAAAAAGCTAACTACATTGAGTATAAAAGCTATGTGCGCCCACTGCATGGGATGTACTGAGGAGCATATAGCTGATGGATGGAAAGAGGAGGTAAGGAACTGCACAGCTCCTAAGTGTCCTCTTTACAATGTAAGACCTTACCAGAACGGAGAAGCTAAATGAGATGTATAGCGTGTGATGTAGCTCTGACAGATGCAGAAGCAACAAGAAAAGACGATGTAGGGTTTGTAGATTTGTGCAATGAGTGTTATTATGCAGTTTATGTAGAAGATGATGAAACCCTAGATATTGTTATATCTGTGAAGACAGCTAAGGAGAAAACTGATTTGTGTGGAGTGTCTGATGAGTAGCATAGTATTAGACATAGAAACCACCACAGACCATTCCACAATCTGGCTAGTGTGTTGTGAAGACCTAGAGAAAGACAGGCGGTGGAGCTTTGTGGAGCCTGAAGGCTTGCAGCAGCTCATAGACTCCTATGATTATGTTATAGGTCACAACATCATAGGCTTTGATGCCCCTGTGCTGGCTAAGGTGTGGAAAACTACAATAGCTAAAGAGAAACTGGTAGACACATTAGTGCTTAGTAGACTATACAATCCTGAGCTAAAGCATTCATTAGCTGTGTGGGGAACTAAGCTAGGCTTCCCTAAAGGAGACTTCACAGACTATGACGGAGGCTTGTGTCCTGAGATGGTGAAGTATTGTGAACAAGACGTTAACATTACGAAGAAGCTACACAAGCACCTGAAAGACACTATGCAGTCTGAGGGCTTCGACAAAGCCTCTATAGAGCTAGAACATGAAGTAGCCATCATAACCCATCAACAAGAAGAGAACGGCTTTGCATTCGACTCACAGGCCGCTACAGAGCTGTATGTAACTGTGGTGTCTCGTATGAATGATATTAAGACCACGTTACAGGCTACGTTTCCTCCTATAGTCACTGAGCGTATCTCTGAGAAGACAGGGAAGCGTTTAAAAGACGATGTAGAAGAGTTTAACATAGGGTCTAGGCAGCAGATAGCGAAGCGTTTGGAGAGCTTAGGAGCTAAGTTTACTAAGAAGACTGAGAAAGGCTCTATAGTGATTGATGAATCTTCACTGGCCTCTGTAGACTTACCAGAAGCAAAGCTCTGTGCAGAATACTTAATGCTACAGAAACGTGAAGGGCTGCTTAATGGCTGGTTTAAGCACTGTGGAGAAGACGGTAGACTACATGGGAGAGTGATTACTAATGGGGCTGTGACAGGACGTATGACACACCACAGTCCCAACTTAGCACAAATTCCTTCAACTTCTGCGCCTTATGGTGAACAATGTAGAGCCTGCTTTACAGTTGATGAAGGAAACGTCTTAGTTGGTATAGACGCTAGTGGTTTAGAGCTGCGTATGTTGGCGCATTATATGAGAGACAACGACTACACTAAGGAAATCCTAGAAGGTGACGTACACACAGCGAATATGAAGGCTGCGGGACTTACTGACAGGAATCAGGCCAAGACGTTCATCTACGCCTTCCTGTACGGTGCTGGCCCTGCTAAGATAGGTGAGATAGTCGGTGGAGGCTATAAAGAAGGGAAACAACTCATTGAGCAGTTTTTAGAGAACACGCCAGCTATACAGCTCTTGAGAGACAAGGTAGACAGACATTGTAGTGATGGTACACTGTTAGGCTTAGATGGTAGACAGATTAGAGTGAGAAGCCCCCATGCAGCTTTAAACACTCTATTGCAAGGAGCAGGGGCTATAGTGATGAAAAAGGCACTTATAATCTTGACAGAGAAGCTAGAAGCTGATACAATACCCTATAAGATTGTAGCAAATGTCCATGATGAATTCCAGCTAGAGGTTCCTGAGAGTCATGGAGCCGCTGTAGGGGCTGCTGGTGTAGCAGCTATAAAGGAGGCTGGTGAGGCTTTGCAGATGAGATGTCCTCTTGATGGGGAATATAAGATTGGAGCAAACTGGAGCGAGACACACTAATGAGCAATAACTATTTACCAGACGGCTGCACAGACCAAGACATAGACGACCTGTGCCGAGATGAGGAGAAGCCTTGGCAGCCCTTGTCAATGGCTAAGCGAGCAGAGCCTAGCATTATGGAGCTTATGGAAGAGATGCACAAGCTCTGTGAAGAGGCTGTGGAGCTAGGGAAATGAACCCCACAAACGGCAAAGGCTCTAAACGTAGGCCAGAAAACAAAGCAGCCTTTGATAATGGCTTTGATAAGATATTTACAAGGAAGAAAACACCAGCACATGGAGCGACTAAGGTTCACAAGGACAGGACTAAATATAATCGTAAAAGAATTGACACAAACGATTAAACCGTGTTATACTATATACATCAATTAAACAAAGAGGCATTAAAATGAGTGAACAACCTATTATTATCAACGCAACAGCTTATTGGGCTTTCCTAACTAATAAGAACCAATATGGAGACTTCTCCATAGACCTGTGCAATCTCTCTGACGCTGCTGTATCTAAGCTGCAAAGTGTAGGCTTGAAGATTGCATCTAAGGACAACAAGCCAGAACAAGGAAACTACCTAAGCTGTAAAAGCAAACACGCTATTCGCTTCTACAACACAGACGGTGAAGAAATGACAGACATGGTGCAGGTCGGTAATGGCTCTAAAGTTAAAGCCGTTGTCAGCCCCTATGATTGGACATTTGCTGGGAAGTCTGGGAAGTCTGCAAGTATCTATAAGCTCGTCATTACAGACCTCATCCCTTTTGAAGGGGCTGGTGGTGTAGGCGACGTAGACTTAGACGAGGCTCTGTAATGAAAGAACCAATTGACGAAATTGTAATTAAAGGTGTTACATATGTACCGCAAGGCTCTGCTATTGAGAAACCTTTAGGGGACTATGTAGTTGTACGCACCCGCAGTGCTGGGGTTCATGCAGGATATTTAGTTTCTAGAGAAGGTAAGGAAGTAGTTCTTAGACAGGCGAGGCGTCTTTGGCAGTGGAAAGGGGCCGCTACCCTCAGCCAAATAGCAGGATCAGGCATTTCTGACCCTGACGGTTGTAAGTTCCCTGCGGCAATAGATAGTATTCTTCTCACTGAGGCTATAGAAATCATCCCCGCTACAGAAACTGCGCGGGAAATTATCGAAGGTGTGAAGGAATGGACTCAGTAGACTACGGCTCCGGCGACGGCGACGGTAGTGGTGATGGCAGTGGCATCTGCTACGGCTACGGCAACGTCAGCGGCAACGGTAGTGGTATCGGCAGCGGCTATGGCAGCAGCGACGGTAGCGGCTACGGTGATGGCTACGGTGACGGTAATGGCTATGGCTACGGCGAAGGCTGCGGGTAATGAAGCTCCTCCTAGACAGCGATATGTTTGCTTACCGAATTGCAGCGTCCTGTAAAGACGAAGACATTGAGGTGGCTAAGCGTACTATGAAGGGCTTCATCACCGACATCATAGCAGACCTATACACAGGACAAGACCTCACATGGAAGTGTTTCTTGTCAGGCTCTACAAACTTTAGGAAGGACGTTGCAGTTACAGCGCCCTATAAGGGAAACAGAACTAAGGAGAAGCCAGAACATCTACAGCCTCTTAGGGACTACCTAGTAGACGCTTGGGACGCTACCGTTAGTGTAGACCAAGAGGCTGATGATGACATTGCTATAGCTGCTGAGGGCGATGCAGAGGCTGTGATAGTGAGCTT